GCCCATAATAGCGTAGTTTGAAGTGATAATGTCGCCATTTCGGTACTGACGCATGATCTGCCAAATAGGCTGATCTTCTGTACCGCGCATAGAACTAGACCTGCCAATATATCTAATATTAGCAGCCGGTTCGTCTATTTTGATGAGCTTTATCTCATCAATTCTTACCTGTTTGACCTCAGCCATTAATCCTCACCCTCAGATTCCATGCCCTTCATGACCTTTTCGTTGTACTTACTTTTAAGGTCTTTCAAAGACTTAGGTGCGGTGGCTTTGTTTTCTTGTTTAAACAGCTCTTCCACCATTTTGTTTTTGCTCATGGCGTAGTCTTTAACCATAGCAAAAAGCTTTGGATCTGCTTCGATCTTTTTAGCTTCCATGTAGCTTTCAAGCATCTCTTCCATCTGCTCTTGATCGTAAATGCCTTCGTCGGTCTTGGGCATTTCTTCGCCTTCAGGCTTTGCGCTCATGTCCATTTTCATATTATTTTCCTTTCATTAAATTCCAAACAGATTGTGCTGCCGCCTGTTTGTTTAAAGCCGATTGTGTATATTCAGATGCTGGTAATCTTTCTAATAATCCTTGTGAAGCATCTTGAAGTTGTTGCGCTCTAAATTGATTTGCAACACCGCCTAAAGCTCTTGAAGCAGCCGTTTCAGCTTGCAGCACGCCCTTCATTGCTGCTGGTGTAGAAGCCAAAGCTCCAAGACCACCACCGATGGCAAAACCAGTTGATGCCGCTCCAGGTATTCCGGTTAAAAGTCCGCCTATATACCCTAAAGAACCGCCAACAGCAGTACCCCTAAGTGCCTTAACGCCGCCACCGCCACCGACAGGCTCTCTTGCCGGTCTTCCAAAATAACGCCATGTTGATGCTATATCAGTGAGCGGGCCAAGATTTGCAGTATATTGTTTGTCAAAATTTTTAATTACATTTTTAAGGTTTGGTCTTGCTAATGTTTCTGGATTAGTTATGGTTTTAAAAGCGGTGTCTTTGTCTTTAAACAATGGATAGAGATATTCACTATATTCCATGTGTTTAGCGTATTCTTGTCTTAATCCTTCATTTTTAGATCTTTTTAAAACATCATCAAGATAGTCGGCCATTTGACGTTCAACGGCTTTTAAAGCACCCTCTTCTACGCTAGAAACTGGGCCTTGTTTTAAAGCTGCCGCTGGAGATTTTGACCAATTAATAAGATCACTAATTCTATTTTTTATGTCAAAAACATCACTTGGCTTAACAACAGTCAATTGATCTTCTGGGCCTAAATATTGAAGAACTTGAGTAATCCTTTGAATGTCAGGCTCATAAGCGTCTGTTCCGGTCTTTCTTCCGCTTTCTATTAAATTATTTCTAAGATCAATTAATGGCTGACCAAAATATTGTAATCCGGTGTTTTCATCAGATTTTTGAAATGCTGTTTTAAGCTTTTGAGATGTTGTTGATCGTGCTGTTTTTAAATTATCAAAAACTTCTTGTTGAGCTTTTTCTGAAACTTTCTCAATTCCCTCTCTTTCAATTATATCTGCAACCTGAAGGTTGTTATAACTTTTGTTTGGTTTTAACATTTCTACTTTTGCAAAATCATCTAAAAGCTTTTTAGGAACTTGATCGGTTGCCCTAACAAGCTCTTCTTTTGGAATGCCAGACCATTTAGAAGCAAAGTTTTTAAATGCTCCTTTTAATAAACCTTCTTGTCCTTGTTCTATAAATTCCTTGGTTAGTTGCACTTTTGTGCTTTGCTCTAAATCTTTAGGAACATTCTCCATTATTTTATTAAGAACATTTTTAACCACTTCTGGTTTAGATGCCGCTTTTTCAATAATCTTTTTACTAGCACCAGCTCCAAGTAAACCAGTTGTTGCTCCGCCAAGAACACCAGACAAAGCTATTTCACCGCCGCCCATTTCTTTTCTAGCACCAACAACATATTTTCCAAAAGCCTGTTTTACAGTTTCAAGACCAGCACTAGCAGCCGCAGATGCAGCCGCTCCAGTGGCAAGTCCACCAGCTCCGAATCCAAATAAAGCTCCAGGAACTGCGCCAGCAGCACCTGCAATAGACGTTAAAGCACCAGAGCCAATATCTGTTCCAACATCAACCGCGTCCTTAAACGCTTCGCCAACGCTTGTTACGCCTGTTGGGTCTAGTTTTTTCCACTCTTTTTCTTCTGGTCTTTTGGCGATAATTTCGCCTTCCCATTGTTTAATATCAAGGTTTTCATTTCTTCTTTTTAAGAAATCTATTTGATCTTCTATTGAGCCACCAAAGTTTTTAACGGCAGCTCTGTCAAGAAACCCAATCTCTGATTCTTCGTTTAAAATTTTAATTGGTTCTTCTGTTTTTTTACCAACAGATTCAAATGGAAGATTAGGATCAAATTTTGGTTTTTCATTTCCAAATTGATTTACTTGTTCAAAAGGCAAATTAGGATCAAATTTTGGTTTTGGTTGTGCCATTATTCATACTCCCCAGTTTGAGGATTAAGAGTATATGTCACCCCCCTTTGAATAATTTGTTTTGGTTTTTCCTGTTCTTGTTGAACCCCTCTTGCTTGATCATAGAATGAGCGCGACTGTTTGTACACATCAGCCACTTGATCACCCCAAACAGATTTCGCTCTTTCTCCTATATTTTTAACTGTGTCATCTGTTCCTTTTAATACTCTATCTAATACTTTTATAGCACCAGCAGCTCCGCTTCCAGCTACGTTTGATGCTAAATTGTTAAACGAACTAATCGAAGTACCCGTTGCTTTTTCCAACAATTTTAAATCTTGGCCAGCAAGTGCGCCAAGACCAGCTTTGTCTGAGTTGTATCTGACTAGCAATGATGATACGGCGGCCTGATAATCTTCAAACTCCGGATCTCCTATTATTGGAAGTCTGCCTTTACGATTAAGAATATCTCTGGCTATTTTTGCATTTTGAGCCATTTCTGTAAGTCCAACAATATTATTCCCATATTTGTTATCAAAATCTTTCTTATACTCAATTTGTTTTTGTTCTTTCTTCCAAGAATCTCTTTCTTCTTTTGCTTGACCAAGTTCTCTTTTTCTTAAAGCAATTTCTTGAAGCCTTTGCTCTCTAGCTTCTTTTGATTCTTCAAGCTTACCTAAATTTGTTTCTCTTCTTTCTGCAAGATCTGCTGCTCCACCACGGGCTTTAAGAACAGCCTCTTGAAGAGCTTGAACTGTTTTAGCTTGATCTGTTGGTGGTCTATAAGCACGAAGAAGTCCTGATGGTTGTTGTGACCAGCTCTCAGCTAAAGCAATAAGGGGGCTAAGATCCATTTGCTGCGGGCGATTTCTAGCGGCAGAAAGTTGTTCTTCTGCGCTTCTAATTGCTTCATCTTGAAGACGTTGTTGCTGTTCATAAACCTGCATTAATCGTTCTGCACGGGTTGGCGGCATGGCAGGAGCATTTGCTTCTTGATTTTCAATATTCAAATCTTCTTGCGTAGGCATTTGCATCATTGGTCTTGGCGCAGCTTGTGGAGCTGATGGCATTTGTTGCATAGCAGCCAAGTCAATAGCAGGAGGCTGTGTGGCGTCAGTTTGGCCATATTGAGCAGCTTCAAGTTGAGCAATTAAATTTGCATCTAAACTTTGATTGTTAGCTGGCAATGGCATAACCGGAGGCATGGTTTCCTGTTGTGGCCTATTCATAGCTAAGAAAGGTAAAAAGCTGCCTACCATATTAATCTCCAATTACAAACTTTTTCAGTACATTGGCCGTCTTGACATCAACCTTGGATCTACACTTTGGTTTTGCATTTCCATCATTTGGAATGGAAACTGTTGTGGAGATGCTCCAGCTCCGCCAGCTAAGTTTGTTTCAGCCAGATCTTTAGCTTTTTGTGATGCAATATCAGCGTCAAGCTTTTGCTGTGATTGGGATAGCATTGCGCCAGTTAAACCGCCTTGAATAGCTGAACCAAATGGATCTGCTTCTTGAACGGCATTAGGGGCCATACCAGTCCAAGGAGAATATCTCATTGTGTTTGCAGCTTGTTGGCGTTGTCTTTCTTCTCTTGGACGGTCTATTAACTCAGACTTTGCCAAACCCAGACCAGCCATTACACCAATAGTTACCGGATCCATTTTATTCTCCCTCTTTATTATTTTCCACCAAACAAGTTTCCAAATAAGCCGCCACTTCCACTGTTCTCATATCCTTGAGCAGTTTTTTCAGCAGCATAACCTTTCATACCTTCTCCGTATTGGAACAGTTTTCTTCTTTCTTTGTTGGCCAAATCAGCAAGACGTGTTTGAAGGTTTGTAACATCAGCACCAGTTTGTTGGCCAATGTTAAACTGTCCAAGCCTAGAAGCAAGATCTGCTCCCTGCATACCAAGTTGACCGCGCTCTACAGCTCCACCTTGACGCTGTTGCTGCATAAGGTTAGCAACATTTTCAGCTCCAGCAGTAGCCATCCTTTCAGCAGCTCCGCCTCTTAATCCACCGCGCATAGCAAGATTGGATCTAGCTCCAGCTAAAGCTCCGGCTTGCTGTCTAGCTGCTTGATCCATTAGTCTTGATTGTTCAGCTTCTTGTCTTTCAAATGCCATTTTTAGCCAAGGAGACTGAGCCATTTGACTCTGAATTTCTTTTCCACTTAAAGTTCTTGCTTGTAGCTGGCCTTTGTCAGCAAGAGTTCCAATGCCTTCATATTCAGCAAGTTTTGGCTTTAAAAGCTCATCATCAAGAAAATTTTGATATCCTTCTATTAATGAGTTTTTCATTGAATTTTGAACCCATCCTGATCCAGGAATAGATTCGTCCAATCTTTTTCGATATTCTTGAGGAGTTTCTCCTGGACGCGGTCTTAATGGATCTTCTGTATGTGCCCTAGTAACATTTGTTTCCATTATACTTCTCCCCCAGTCATTTCTGCATAAAGTCTATAGTCTGGTTCAATCGTGTCTTCGTTATCTGCATACATATCAGACAATGTTTTAAGCGTGTCTGCCTTTTGCTGCTCAACATCTTGAATAGCTTTAGGCAGATTTGGATGAAGTTCTTTCTCAAGACACTTCATTTTCATATAAGACATGACGTAATTGACTGCTTCAGGAATATCACACTTGTCGGTATCTTGTGTCAATTCGTTAGCGTTACGGATATACCAGATGTAAAGATATGAACCAGCTTCAGTAGGCGTCGGGGTAAGAAGAAGCTTTGGCTTTTCACCTTCAGCAGAGTTTAGAATGAAGAAGCCATATTGCTGTGTGCCGTTGTTGATAGTTTTTTCAGTCTCATAGATGGCGATCTTATGCCAGTTGCGCAGACGTTTAAGCTTCCAGACTTGTGTGCCGGATCGGTAAATAATCTGACGGATCTTCATGCCGTAGATGTTGTTTGGGATGTTGTATTCTTCTTGGCCAGGAACAAGAGTGATTTGGCCTCTAGCCAAGAAATAGTCTTCACAAAGAGTAAGGATCTGGCGTTCTACTTCATCAATTGCTTCATTGGCGTATCCAAGAAGCTCTGCTTCGTTGATGAATGTCTCACCTTCAAGATCAAGGTCGCGCAGCACCTTTGATTTGATTTCGTTCCAGGTCCAATATCTCATGAGTATCTCCCAACAAGACAGCGAAGTAATGTTGCGCCGGACGCATTAATATCAAGCTCGTTAGAATCGAATTTAGAATAGTTTAATGTAATTGCCGCATTATTACTATTGTGCATAATTATAACATCAAGAGGAGTAAAACCTAAGCCATGTCTGTACTTAAAGTTAGTAACAGCACTAGGAATATCTATTGAAAAAAATTGAAAGCTTGCCCTGTCTAATGGATTGGCATTGCCATAGTCCATAAGCCTTTTAAAGTTCTCTTGGACATACTGATCTTCAATCTCTTGCCTAAGCAGCCTTGGAAAGGTCATTGGTTAGTCCCCGCCTCTCCACTATTAGACACTTTGTAAGCTCCTTGACTTGGCCCAGCAATATCGTAAATAAGGGACAAATTAAGCAAATTGAGGACTTCGCCAAGAGGACGGCCCCTGATTACCCACTTCTTGTTTGAGCCGTTTAAAGACGTTCCTAGCGGGTCTGAATAGGTAATGATTTTCTCATCGCCACTCAGGCCAGTGATCTCATATTCTTTGGTAAAGTCGTCTTCAAAAGCTATAAAATAACCAACAGACTTTGTAAGCCATTTACTATTAGAAATATTTAAAGTTGCTTGTTTTAATGTAGCATTAACACTTGCATTGCCAATTATATCGCTTGATACAATTGCAACGTGAGCATTAGTAAATTTAAGGCTTTTATAGTTACATCTAAGGCTTTTAGCTGGCATTAAACGCTTTTCATGAATAAGCCCTTGTTTATTCCAGTCTAGGGTATAATCACCCCAATAAACATCTGGCTCACCCCACAAAATTTTGCCGCGCGATCTAATGGGCAAAAGGTCTGCCACAATACGATCATCATCGTTATTGCTCACAATCCTTAGAGACAAGTTGGTAGTTGATTCACAGGTAACATTGGCCTGTGTGACATATTTTCTGACCGCAGATGTTCCAAAGTTATAAGACGATGTTTCTAGGTTATAAACAATAACCTCATCTCTCCAATCAAGAACAGACGCGGCACTACCAATTTTAGGATCAGTAAAGAGCGTGTCTTGGTGATATAAGACGTATCCGTTGACATCACAGCGAACCATATTGCCATTGATAAACTCAATAGCAGACGGAGCAAAGCTGTCTCCGGTAACAGTAGTAAACGTGGAGTTTTCTCTGATTCCCCAGTTGAGATCTAAGACGTAACATTTGTTTAAATCACTAGCGTCTTCGTCTTGTACAGTCCACCAAACACGATTTTTCTTGTTATCGTATTTTCCTTGGTACTTTACATTCCTAGAATCAAAATCAGTAAAGCTCTTATACGTTTTGTCGTAGTCTTGATTTAGCTTAATAACTCTAAATCCATCTGTGAAATAAACGGCCTCTTTGCCAAGCCACATTACGCCGTCAAGAGCCTGAACTGGTGTATTAACACCAATACATCCAGCCGTATCACTAATACGCTCTACGACCATTCCTCCGCGCCCAAGCTCATCAAATATACCGTCTACCCTGTACACCTTTTCTTTGCACAAAATAATGACGTTATTTTTGGTTGAAGATACAGCAACAATCTCATCGTCTACATCGACATAAAATGTTTCAGGAACAGAATCTATATCGCCAGGAACAGCTTGCAAAAGTCTGTATGATTGGCCAAGTATGCCGCCGTAATAAGCAATATCATTTCGTATATGTATGCTTCTGCATTTTGGTGGAAGATCGTTTGCTACAACACCGCCGTTTGTATAAAGAGGCTCTCTTAATGTTAAATCTTCGTCCGATGTTGTGTCTGAATATGAAATCGTTCCATATGGAACTGTAGTCAAAAAATAATAATTTGTTCCGTTATTTGTTGTTCTATATATGTCTATCAACATTTTAGATTCATCAAAGTTTGTTTCTGTTGTGTTTAATAATTCATAAACAGTGCCGTCACCAGTACCTATTCCGGTTGCAAAAAAAGTAATGCCGATTGTATTTGACGCAGCACCAACTGTTGTGAAATTAGTAGTTCCAACTGATTTTATTTCATACTTCTGACCAACAACAAGATTCGTAGCTAAAACTGTTTTATTTGAAAACGAATCAATAAACACACTATTTGCCGCAGAAGGGCCTATTGGATTCATTGTTTTGTTGTTTGCAGTTGCTGGTAAACTTGGCGAACCCAAATCTACAAAAAAATCAGAATCTGTTTCTGTTACTGTTCCGTCTCCAAGACCAACTCCGTTTACGCCATTTGCTCTAAAATATAAACCAACAACATTATCTGTTGCGCCAAGAAGTTTAAAGTTAGTGGTTCCAATAGAGTTTATTCTGTAAAGTTTGTTTTCTTTTAAATTAAAAACATTCAATACATTTTCATCATATGGACCAACTGTATACTCTCTTCTATAAACAAATTTATATAGATAACTTAAATTCCAAACCTTATCTGCCGTTCCTGTGCCAGATCCAATTCCAGTGGCGGTAAATTCAACTCCAACAGTATTGCTTGATGCTCCGATTGCTACGAAGTTTGTTGTTCCAACAAATTTTATTACATATTTTTGTCCTACTATAAAACTTCCAGCATTAACCGTTGTCCTTGTAAATTCAAAACGAACAAGAGAACTATCTGGTTTTGGAAGTCCGGCTTGTACAAGAGAAATAGAATCTCCATTTTGTAAAACCTTCATGGGATATCCAGGAAGTGATGAGTTGGCTATAAGAGTGTGATAGTTCCAGTTGTCGTATGTAAACTGATGACTTGGGGTTGATCCTGGGAAAGCAAAATTATCGTCTGGAACAGCAACAAATTCCCATATGCCTTTTCTTACGCTTCCTGTTCCTAATCCAGGGCCGCTGGCCGTAAAATAAACTCCAACTTCATTTGTTTTTGCGCCAACCAAAACAAAGTTTGTGCTTCCAAGATTTGTAATTTGATATACTTCTCCAGCTACTAAAGCTGTTGCCATGACTGTAGTGCTCTTGTAATAGAATAAATTTCCAGCAATTTGCACATAAAGCTTGTCTTTGTAATAAAAACAAGTTGTAGCCCTATTAGCATCCGGCCTATCTGCGGTCTTGTCATACAAAACAGATCCTGGCCTAGTAAATACTTTGCCTTGGTTTTGATACTGATTGATCAACAAGTTGTCACAATTGCGCATCTTGTTAGGTGGCGCAGACAAATAATAGTCAGTCACGCCGCCAGAGAAGTCTTCTAGCTCTATCTTCTCTACCATGATTACACCAATATGTGAGCTACGGCGTTAGTCAAATCTTGATCGTTTGTATATATTCTGCACTTTTTATCTTGACCAACAACTGGCTTTACATCTAGTAACAACTGATCTCCAGCAGAGCTTTTAACCATAACTACAACATCTGAATAATTTACATCTACCAAATCAAGCTCTTTATACCACCTTCGGTTTGGAATATCCTCTGTCCAAGATCCAGACAAAACATATTTTACAGCTTCGATGTTAGTTGTTTTTACTTTTTCACTAGTTATTCCATCATGAATGTGATTATTGAGCTGCGTGATGTTGTGCTCAAGTGCCGGAAACCAAGTCGAACCCTTGTCGCCTGTGTTTGGGAGTATGTAGCCTTTTGATAATGTTGTTGCCATAATCTCTCCTATAGTTGTCCGGCGACATAAGCCGCAAATAAATAGTCTACACCGTCATGTGTTTTGTCAGAATCACAAGGCTCCCAGTCTGAGCCAGGATTACGTTGCCAGAGATACTCTTCGCAGCGATCTTTTGCGTTCGGAAGTCGATCTTCTGGAAAAAGGCTGGTGTTAAGTAGAATGGCTATTGTTTCGTCCTGATTTCCATCTTTGTACTTGTGATACAAGGCCGTGACCAAAGCATTATTGGGGCTTTCATTTTGGTAAACTCTGAGAAGCTCATAATCTGCCTCAGATATTCCTCCGCGCATAATGCCTCTAGTGAAGATAGCCATGACATCCAAGTGCTTCTCATATCCAGCTTTCTTCTCTTGGGTTGGTACTGCTTCTGGCAGTACAGATAACCTTAAAATCATTTCCTGTAATACCAGAACAAGGGGAGGAACAATGTAAGTGCGTGACAGTGGGCCTCTACCCATTACCCATCCGTTAGCTTGACCATAGTCCCAAATGCTGCGTAATGCTATCTTGTCGCCTTTAAGATAAAGATAAGGCCATAGCATGATGAACATATCTTTGCTGATATCTGACTTTGATTGGCCTAAGTCATAGCATTGATGAGATTCATTGCGATACCAGCGGCCAGGTTCACCTTCAGCTTTGTAGATATCCGCCTCTGAGCATCCGCCTGACATCTTGCAAAGAGAAGTAAAGCCCAAAGAATCACAACCGCCTTGGTGCGCCCACCCAGTATGCAGTCTCTTATATAATTCAGCCTTAGCCACAACAGCTTCATTTACTTGTTGCGGCTTTTTAGGCTCACGCTTTTGGCATGAGGTTAAGGCTAAAATTATAAAGAGTAGTTTTAGCATTAGGCGATTCTTGTCGCTGTAATATGATAAAAAATTTGTGCAGTAACAGAACCAAGCCTATAAAAATTTAAAAATATAGTTTTATTTGACGATGTTACATATAAAATATTTGCCGTTGTTCCTGCTTTTCCTGTAGCACTTTGAGAACACATCGCAACATCCTGTCCGTGCGTTATTCCGGTTAAAACATTTGATGTTCCGCTTGTGTCGCTTATCAATAGTGACGTGGTAGTATCTGCACTTAAAGTTGTTTGTAACCATCCAGATAAAATCCAAGTTCCTGCGCTAATCTGTACGCTTGTGACATTTACTGTCCCCGTAGCTGCTGATAATGATGTGCTGCCTTGTGATCTAACAACTTCCCCAACATACCCCGCCGCAACCGCAGTTCCATCCCCCGCTGATTGTAATAATGATTTTTGTGTCATGTTTGCTCCTTAAATCTTAATCAGCTTGTTGCATGATAAGTTGATAGGACGTGTTTCTGCGTCGCCTGTAATTGTTTGAGCTAAGGCCGTT